ATTCGGGGGTCGTCATCCAGGGCGTAATACGGGACGCTCCAGCTGTCCCGGAAATGCAAATGCCGATGCTGTTGAAGCGTCGAAAAGAGACCCGACGCGAGCACCGGCAGACAAACCCTTCACGTCGCAAACAGAGCATTTGCACGCTGGATTTATCGTTTCAGCAAAGGTGTCTGGAGGGATGCTATTAATTTTGCGAAAACTTGTACAACTTTATATTTTTGTATAATCGTTGAACTTTTTGAGCGGCGTGATGACGCATTGCCATCATGGCCTATGGCACATCGCTACTGGCGTGAAAGGGGATTGAAAATGCGGATTCAAACGCCCGGCGAAGCAGTCTTTAGCTGGCTTGGGAATCGCCCGACGGCTAGCGGTCTCGCCCTCGCGCAATGCCAGGCTTGGACTGAACTGAGGTACCTGCTCAATGAAGTTGCTGTAGCTATCAAGATCCTCGGCGAACAATCCAGCTCTGATTCACGATCGCGCAGTCCGTATCCGGGCGGAAATCCGGCTCTCTTGGTAGACTTGCAACCCATTCCACCTGATGCGGTGCTGCGCCGTTTAGCGCAGAGCTCCCATCAGCCAGTTTTCATGTCCTACAGCTGCCACAAACGAAAGTGGTACGCATTGGCTTCGAATTGGTACATCGTACCAATCAGATGCTGAACACCCTTGAAAACGCCCAAAGCACGTCGAAGAACACGTTGAGTAAAATGGTCCAGAATCAGAGCTTCAGCCCAGTAAAATCCATGCCTGAGCCGTCTCGACGCTTCAGTGTGGCACCCATGATGGATGGGATCGACAAACCCGCCTGAAAGGCTTGATTTTCCTGGCCTGCCGCAGATCCTCCAGATATCCCGTGTGCACTCTGTGTGCAATTTCAGAACCACTCGTCGCACACTTCACGTCCGCTTAAAGACCCCCTTTCGTTCCCCTGGTTTCAGATCAGTCCAGTCACCACCACAGCTATACGTTGGATTTGTCTGTCCAATCCACGGCACTCACAACTGACACTGCCTATACAAGTCACCAGCTTCTGCTCAGTCGGAGTGCGAAATGGCCATGAGTCACTTTGTACGACTGCGGCACGTCCCCCTCTCGCACCACCTACCAGTGACATGGTTGCCGCTCACTCTCATCGCCTGTGACATCTCGTGGAATCGCACTCACTTGCTGCGACATTTGAGCCTGTTCGCACTCGCATTGAGTAACCATCATGATATGTCGCATTGACACCTTGCGAAGTCATAAGTATATCGGGCCATTTAAGGCAACTCTGTTGTCAGTGCTGGCACTTGAGTTGCCATTTGAGGCACTTTTATCGCCATTTAAGTCAGATATTTTTCATAAACACTTCCACCACCCCTTGCTCCATTTGCATAATAAAACTAGATCTTATGGGTGGCCAGTTGTGTCTATGATAGACATTTAAGCTGCTCACTCTCCTTCGGAGGTTGCGCTGATGAACAATAACAATAAACAAGGCAGGCCAACAATTGACGCCTCAAAACGTCGAGATAAGCCACTCATCATTCGCCTAAGCGAAAAAGAGCGAGCAGTTATCAAAGCCAAGTGCGAAGAAGCTGGCTACCAAGCAGCTGGTGCGTTTGTACGGGACTTCCTGGTCAATTCAAAGTCTCCAGGCAAAGTACGCACCCCCTTGTCTCACATCCAGCTATCCCTGGAACTGCAACGGATCGCTGGCCTGATCAATAAAGGCGAACAGCCTGAGCGAGTCGTACAGAAGCTGCTTGAGATCAACAATCGCCTGCTGGGCATCGGAGAACAATAAGATGATTGGAAAAATCACAGACAAGGGCATTGGGTCATTCAGGAATCGTATCGAATATATCTTCGGCCTGAGAAAGCACGAGCATGCACTCACAACTATTAGAACAATTGGCTGGAATTGCTTTTCTCTAGACCCACTCCGTCACGGACACGACAAAGATAAAATCGATGTCGAGGGAATGATTGCTGAGTTTGATGCCGTTGAAGAAATCAGGAACAACGCCATAGACAGCGACCGGGTCATTAAGCCAGTTTGGCACGCAATCCTTTCATTACCGCCTGGCGAGCATTTGAACGATCAGCAATGGCATGAGGCGATTGAGATGTACCTTACCGACCTCGGTTTTGACGACACCAACAAATGGGTGGCCGTGCTGCATGGTGACACTGATCACCAGCACGTACACATCGTCGCCAACCGCATTCGCCTGGATGAAGAGTTTTCCATGGCCAAGGACTCAAACGAGCGGTCGCGCAGCTGTGACTCAACATCCAGAATCGAGGATCACTTCGGTCTTAGCAAAGCCCCAGCGCCCTCAGAGACATGGGGAACAGCCATCTCCCGCAATGCCCTGGAAGCCGCTGAACGCGAAGGCACGACTCCCCTAAAGCACCGGATGATCGCAAAAATCGCAGGTGCCGTAGAAGCCTGCCAGGCCCAGGGCGGCGACATGTTCTTGCTAATCCAGCTCTTGCGCCGGCAAAGGGTCTTCGTCCACTTCACAAAAAATGCCGAGGGCCAACCAACTGGTATCGCCTATGAATACAACGGCACGATCGTCAGCGGTCGCAAGCTGAAGCGCTCCAGGCTCACCTTTCAAAAACTCATACAACAAGAAGGCATCAGCTATGACCCCGAAACCTTTCACCGCCTTGAGGCAGAGGCTGCTCGAAGAGATTCAGAGCGCCAGGAGCGAGTCCGAATTTTCTATCTCGTCCTCCGCGCCCGCAATCGTCGAGCCATCCGTCTCAGCATCGAAGTACAAAACCAAAAAGAGCTCGAAGCAACGATCAAGCTGATCATCGCCGCGATCCTGGCATTATTCGGAATCCGCGCAAACTGGGAGATTGAAGACAAAAAGCCTGGCGAGCCCTACTACCAGTTGCGTTCGGACTGGCTCAGCTTGCCCACAGTCGAGCAGGAACAGGATCTGCTGGAGGCCTGGGAAAGCGTTCCTGCACTCGCCCTGCATCGCTAGCAGTCAACTGGCCATCACCCGGTGTAGAATCGTTGTTCGACACAAGGAGATGTGCCATGCCTACAATTTTTTTAAGCCACAACTATCAAGACAAACCGGTTGTAGAGCCAGTCGCTATTGAGTTGAGGAAGATCTACGGTCAAGACTCGGTCTTTTACGATGACTGGTCTATTCAGCCTGGCGACAGCATCATCGGCAAAATGAATGAAGGCCTCGCGTCTCCTGACTTCTTTCTGTTCTTTGTCACTGAAAACAGTCTGAAGAGCGGAATGGTCGGTTTGGAATGGCAGAGCGCGTTGCATCAAGCCGCTAAAGGTATGATCACCTTCGTCCCAGTGCGAGTCGACGGAGTTGCGTTGCCAGCAATCGTAATGGACAAAGCTTATATCGACATGCATCGAAATGGTATCGATACGACTATCCAGCAGATCAAAGATCGAATTTCAGGAAAACCCGAATTCACCCCTAAGCACGCTGCTTTTTCAAATCTGACTTATGAGGTGACGGGCGCGCCAGAGACAGAACTGAAGATCACTGTCAAAGCGTCACATCTCCAGGAATCGAATCCGAAGTTTATGTTTTTGGTCAGAAACAGCGTTGACCAGGTGTTTGCATGGATAGAAGGCGCACCTGGCATTCAAGCACTGCCGCAACAGCCTCACGAGATTGAAGGTGCAGGTAAATTCACGAAGATTGTCATACATCCGCTTAGTGGGAATATCAGACCAAACTTCCCTATGACATTCACACTTAAGCCCAAGACTGGCTGTGAGGCAGTTGAGCTTGTGGATGTTCTTCACGAAACAAAAGCCAACTGGTTTGATCCGATTCCAGGGGTTGGCATCTAACACGAAAGCAATCAATCAAAAATCCCCGCAGCGCGGGGATTCTAATGATTTCTCCATGGTTGTAACGAAATTGACCAGGCTCAGGGTAATGTCGATCGAGTAACGCTGACGACGACTGGATCTGAGCTAACCCCCGAGCTGTAGGTACTAACCCTGATCTCCAGCTCGTCCCGTAACACCCCGCCATTACTAGTGGCCTCGCCCTCAAACCTCCAGCTATTCCCAGTCAAATTGTCCACCTGTTCAACCTTCACGCCCCCAGACCAAACGCCAATAGAAACGGTGCCGGTGAAGGCCTGGTCACGATCGTCAGTGTAAAAAGCGACCTCCTGCGCAGCCCCGCTACGGTACCGCCAGGTAATCTCAGCAACCCCGGAAATCTCCCCACCCCCTACACCATTCACCTGCACTCTCGCAGGCGGGAACACCTGGTCATTGATGCCTTTGACGACAAAGAATCGCTCTGTTGCTTCGGGCTCGGTTTGGCGACGGGTTTGAGTTTTGACGAGCGTCTTTAGGTACACCGCCGAGCCTGCGGTGAACTGTCCTTGAGTGATGCCATAGCCTTCGGAGACGGCCCAGACTTTCGTGCTGACGAGGTGTGCTTTTGCGGTGCTGCCGAAGAGAGCTCGCCTGACGTTTTTGAGCTGAGCTGTGCTGCTGGTCAGGATCGTGAAAGTCTCGTAGCTGAGCCATTCACCGTTCACGTACAAGATGCCCAGGGCTTCGCGATTTTCGTTCTGGCTGTAGTTGTCCAGGAGGCTGATGTCGCCGCTGATGATCGGGCCGGTGGCCACGGTTGCGGGGCTGGCAGACAGAGACTCCTTGAGCTGGAAAACTGGGGTGAACGGATAGACGCCCTGATCACTCCAGGACTCTGTGCCCTGGCGGCTTATTAGCTTGAAGTCTTGGCCAGCGGTTGGCTGTTCTGCTAGCACCATCAACGCTCGGGTCAGGCCTGCGGTCTCGTTGAAGATTGCTGGTGCTTCGACGACTTGGACGCTCACAGGGTCGGTCGGCTCGAACACTGGCTTTGTCCAAGTGCGCTCGCCGCCATCCGCATAGACGGTATTTTGAACACCGAAAACGTCCTGTGTGAGCGTCAATTTTATGGAGCTGTCATTGAGGCTGCCGACATCGACAGACATGACCCTCATGACCAACCCAGAGACGTTAAGGGGTGGCCAATCCAATGTCACTACGTCGAGCATTTCAATGTCGTACATCGAGCGGTTGCACTCGACGATACAGCTGGCCAGCGGCACCGAAAGCGGTCTGAGCTCTCGCTGCGCGACCTTAGCAGCCAGTGCTCCAGAGGAGACGGACATAAAGTCGTAGCTGACGCCATCGCTATCGCCTTTGTGGATTCGCAGCCCCAAGTTTTGAGCCGTTGCCGTGCGCTCGGTGAAGCCATCCGCTATGGACATGTACTTGATTTTTACTTCGTTGACCGCCGTGTCTAACGAACCGCGATTGAAGTTGCTGATGCCTTTGATGTTGCTTGCGTCTAGCGCCGGCAGGTCAGCGATTGTGTAGTCTTCGCGAGCCAATTTGAGCTTCAATTTGCCGCTGCCGGCGTCGGTTACGAGCGAGCCATTGATGACTTTCAGAATGTCATCGATCACTGACGAAGCCTGCTTCGCAGCATCCACAGCACCACTGACTCCGTAGCCCTCTTCGTACAGAGCTTGGGCACATGCTTCGATCGTCGGCAGGTCTACCATTGAGCTCGAAATCGATGCGCCGAAACGTTTGTCAGTCAGGAATTCATGGATGACATAAGCCGGGTTTGCGTCATCACCGATCACCTCCAGAGCTGTATTGCCAGCGGGTGATTTGGGGAATCTGCTGCAGACGAAGGAGACCTTGGCGGGCGTTTCAGTATTGCCAATGTAGAACTGTTCTAGCACTGCGTAGCACACACCTCGCAGCCCAGACACAAGATCGACACCCACTACACGCTGAAGGTACGCATTTGACTTTTGGAGCAGACCCCCGCTGTAAAAACTGACCGTGCCCTGGACACCGCCACCGCTCTCTTCACCACCGAACAGGTCTGGCTTGTTGATGGTGAAAGAGCCAGACGAGACTCGGCCTGACCAAGCCTTGTCGTCGTCAAACCAAACCTCTTTAAGCGTTACGTCAGGGCCATGGCAAATGCCCAACTGGACACCCATAAAGTACTTATAGCCAATCGTCATCTTTTTTGACGAGAAGCCTGATTTCACTTTCTTAGTAATTTCTTTTGAGCGGAGATCTCCGTACCAGAGAACGTTTGCACCCCCAAGCTTTCGAGTCCCGTACAGAACTTGAATTGGTCTCTCCGCTGCAGTCGGGAAAGTAAAATCCTCTAACCCAGCAGGTTTGCGGTCATCTTTTACTTTGCTGCTAATAAACATCATTGCGACGGCAATAACCATCATGATGATTTGGAAAATGGCTAATGCGCCCATTGGGTTTCTTCTTAGTTTTATAGGAATGGGTTTTCGTCAGGAATCGTCAGGCATCCTGAGAAGTTGTCAAAGTTGTTGAAAGATTGGCAGGACTTAGCAGAGCGATCACAGCCTTTTGCAAGTTTGACTTGGCTACCTGCTGATAATGAGTCCATCCCGGAGATCATCGTCACTGAATTTTCTTCAGGATCTACTTCCAGGATCATTCGATAGTCAGTTTCGTCAAACGAGACAAGACCTGCCAGGTAATATTCAGCCTCATGGTTTAGTGCTGAAAGAAAGATCTTGGCGCCGCCGTCTTCGACTTTCAAAACTGTCTGGGTTTCTTGGTATTGCGTGATATCAAGGGTGCAGAGATCGTCATAGAGGTGATGGTTGCACTGACTCTGATACCCAAACCTCAGGATCTGACGACGGAGCAATGCGCTTGCTGGGTTGCACGTGAGGGTCGCAATTGAGTTGTTCCAAGCTACGGCGCTCACTTCTCCTGCGAATACGTTGACGTACAGGTTCTTGTCGTCGCGCTGGGATCTGAAGATTTTGAGATTTACGTGCTTAGCGGGCAGGTGCGATCGGAACAGCAATGGCACCGGGGAGTCGCCAGGTAGGTCGACAGTCAGCTGGTTTTTGTAGTCTTCAGCTGTTCTCTGGACTTTGCCGCGTTTCATTGCCAGGGGTTCATAGACAACACCATCAGTGTGAAGGTGTGGCCTAGAGCCAGACGTATACGCAAAGAACTGCGAGCCGAATTCGAACAGATATAGCTCGACCGGCTTGTTAAGTGAGAGTGACCTCTCGATTGATTTCAGAGTCAACATAGATCAGCTGCTTTATTATTTTTGTGATTGAGCTGTCAGAGGGCGTATCGAAAATGTGAGCGAACTCATCCGACTCGAAACGACCAAGAAATAGAGGCGCTATATACTCGACATCTTCCATCCTGATGTCATTGACCGGTTCCTGAAGCGTAACCACTTCGGTTCTGTCCTGGCCCTGGATCGCACTGTCGACGTTTCGATATAGCACAGTTCCATTATACAACTTGAGTGCGATAGCAGGTGCAAAGGTGTTGGACTTTAGAAAGTTTTTATAGTTGGCCTCAGCAATGGTTATCTCAAGTGTCGGGGCTTCTATATCCTTGACCAGATGCATAGCAACTAGAGGGCTTTCGATGTAGAACTCGCCCTGGGCGCCACGCTCAAGTTCAGCAAAGTCATCAAATCGCTTCCGGGATTTTGGGTCGAAGAATCTCCAGCTAAATTGCAGGTACTTAATGGCACCCTGGATACGATCATGGATGTATCGTGCCCCGATGCTGGGATCAAGGGTTTCACGGAGACGCTTGTACTGAAGAGTGCAGTCCCTGGATCGGTCGGGCCTAATATCTAGTACTCGCCGATCATTAAAGATACTGAAGTCGTCAACAGGCGCCGGGCGAAGCAGCTCGACTTCGTCGAAATCGAACGATGCTCCTGTCACTTCGACATTCATTCCGTGAGCGACGGACGAGACCTCATCATTGATCCAGGCCTGACTTACAGGCACAAGGCGAGCGCCGCTTCGATAGTTTTTCTTAACCAAATCACTGAAGGCCACCTCCGGCCCGGCAACTGACGCAACGAGGCAGATCTCCCACATATCAGCGTCAGACAACATGACCCGGCAGCCAGGCACGACCCATGCGCTCAGATCGGTCACCGTGGCTTTGCTATCAAACCTCGAAACTGGCGCTGCGAGCTCGGACTGATATGGCCAAAGCGGCACGAGATGCTTGCCTGAAAAATTTCCTACGAAGTTGCCGAAAAGGTACTGATCCGCATCAGTCAAGCCAAACTGGTAGGTCGCTGACAGTCGAGGTTGATCACGAAGAGAAATCCTCTGCTCAGCGCCACTCCAGCTCTCGATGGTCTCCGTCAAGTAGCTCTGCCGTAGCTCTGGCTGCATGCTCCAGTCGATTGGGAAATGCAAAACAATAGCCATCGTCGCTGAGAGCTGGAAGCTGTATGAGCCTGCCTGCCCGAAATCAAAAGAGGCTCTGTAGCCCAGGTCACCAGATGCCTGGTTAAGAAAAACTGAGTACGATGAAGAAACGAAAGAGTCCACTCGACCAGAACGAATGCCATCCAGGTCGATCCCATCAGCTCCAGATTCAGTAACCCCGGCCAGCTGCAGGCTGGAACGATACGAATGCCAAATCGAAAACTCGAACGACTCTCCGCCAGTGATTAGTCCCGCATCAATCACTGGTGGGGATACGAATACATTGTCGAAAAACACGTCTCCCCATGTTCCCGCCTCAAGCCCTTGATGTACCAGATTCAGGCCAGCGTATCCGACATATCCGTACTCACCGCGCACCCCAGCTCTAGCACTTACCTGCTTCGGAACGAGCGAAAACTCATAGCCACAGTAGCCAGGCTCACTCGCTTCAATGGTCAGGAATCCAGGCGAGATCTTAGGCATCGACTTTCACCGCGAATCCCAACCCGAAGTACGGCTGGATGCGGACAGCCGGAATTTCCTTCCCAAAGAACGGAAAAGTCTTGAAGGTCTGGTCGCCCACAACGTAATCCTGGCCAGCGGTCATGAGGTCGCAATTCACGAAGTACAGGTCATCGAATTCAGCGAATGGAGACCACGCACCGTCATTCAGAACGTACGTGTACACAGGCATCAATGCAGACAAACCATTCAGTCGATTTGAGCTCCGAGCGCTGCTGCCTATCGTCCCGATTTGCCCTGGAGATGAAGGACTGAAATTGGGAACCCGCACGCTACTACCACCTGACAGACCAGATGCAAAACCCCTCGCCCCGGAGTCTTGGTACGAATACAGCCAGCCACTGTAATCAGCCTTAGAAACCCACAGCGATGTGGCGGAGCCAGAGTGGTCGAATGGCAACGTCTTACCATCACCAGCTGCGTATTCCATCCCCGTCAGGACGCTCCCGCCAGTCCCAGAAACGATGACAGGTGCATCGCCAAAGAAGGCATGGCTGTAGCGCCCATTTTCAAATTCAGAAATCAGCAGCACCCGCGCCTCAGCAGTGAACAGATGGTAAGTGCCTGACGACCCGGCGCGAACGTACCGGCCATTGTTGGAGTAGCCAGGCTGTTGAAACCAAGACAAGCCACCATCAAAGCCAGTACTGATGCGCATGTCGACGCCTGACTTTCCGTACCCACTGCTCCAGCGAGCGCCGGTGGGGTCGTAGTCATCGAAGCTGCGTAAAGCGATGTAAGTGGCCCCTTTATGCAAGTGCAGACGTTTCCCGAAGCGGGTGTCAGCACTGTCGACGTATGCATGCAGGTCGACGATCCAGCCCTCTGCAAAAAGCTTCTCTCTCACGAGCTGCAGGAGGTTTTCGGAGCCCGCAAAAGAGCCTGTCTGATATTTCATGCGAGCCTCAGAGCGAAGTATTGGGAGCCCCTGAAGATGTTCGGGACAAGGAGATATTGGTCAGAGCCGATCGTGATGACTGACTCAGCCGAGGCGCCGACGTTGCTCACTGCGAAAACACCGTCCAGGTACCCGCACCACAGGCCATCATCGACACCTTCCCCGGTTGCAGGAGCGCCCGAAACCACCATTGCGTTGTACAAGACATGGTCGCCGGCAAGAGTCTTACCAAGACCACCCACGCCTCCGTCAAACGGCCATACGTAGCCCAGGTCATACCCATAATTCGGTGTGAAACTGAGGCTGTCACCAGAGTCGTTTTTGGCTACCGCCTGCCAGCCACCACCAGGTAGGCAAACCCTCGGAGGCCTAGCAGTCCCGCCATACCATGGGAATCCAGATGTAGTGGAAGCCGTAGAAGACCAGAGATCAGCATCCCCGGAGCCCCCAGCAAAACACGGAAACGGATAGCTCTCAGTATTCGCAAACGGCAGCAAAAGCCCCAGATAAAAACTGTGATAGGAATTGGAGATCCGACAGACCCCAGCCAGGCGCCTTTCCGACACAGACAGCCAAACCTGAAAGCTCTGATCATGAAGTGGCACCCGAGGCAGCTGATACCCACCGACAGGAGTTTTTGTGGCACCTATCTGATCGCCAAT